TACCGTCACCAGCTTCTATACCAACGTATGGAATTAAATCTATATCGTTAGTCATAGCACCTGATAAAGTTGCCTGTTTTCCAGAGTTAACTGCTGTTACCGCAGTACCACCTGTACTTCCAGAAGTTCCAGTAATATTATACTGAACACCATTTACATATATCGTCATTTTTCTGTCACTATCAAAAACAATTTTCAAGTGATAGTTTGTACTTGCCGCTACTGTAATTGGTAATCTACTAATATAGTCAGTACCACCGATACTATGAACAAAGTGTAATTTGTTAAAGTCTGTGAATGATTCACTATTAGTATCATCTGTTTGAAATTTAAAGAATGCTTGGTTGTTATCTGTTGCAACCACTTGGTCATTCGTTAATTTCAATCCAGCCCAAATTTTTTGGTTGTCGATAGCAGAACTTGTTCTTACTAAAGCTTCCCAATGAACTTGGTTTTCAGTACCCCATTTAACACCAGTCCAAGCTGTTTGACCACTGTCTAAGTGTGGGCATACAATTGCTTGATCTTCGTCAGCACCTGCTGTTGTTAGCGTAACCGCTGCAACAGTAGCATTTCTAGTAGCTAATGCTGTAGTCATGTTAGTACCTAGTACTTCAAAGTTAACGTTTTTACCTATCGCCGCAGAACCAGCTTTAAAAACTTTAACTGTTAATGTTCCAGATCCAAGGTCAATTGCGCCACCTGTTTCGTTACTTAAGATAACTGTAACTGTGTTTGCTGCTGTTACTGATGCAGTTATAACTAAGTCTGTAACATCAATACTCATTGTTGCTAAAGCATAGTCTCCTAACGCTGCGCCTGTAACTGTTACTTCTTCTGCTGCTTCATCGCCATCACTAATACTGCCCCAGTCTTTTGTTTCTGAGCCTTGTAGATATGCGTTAAGTGCAGGAAGTTGATTAAAATACTCTTCAAGATAATATCTTCGAGTATCTTTTATTCCGTATTCGTGAACAGTTCTGTCTGAGATTAGTCCTGTAGATGAGCCTTTGCTCACTATCTTAAAACCATTCTCGGATCTTACTGGTCCCGAAAAAGTTGAACTTGCCATAATTATATTCCTCCTAGTTTCCGAACATAGTCTCTAGGCCGTCGACTATACGCGTCTATGTTCTATTGTTTAATTGTATAGTGATTAAATTATATATGAATTTTTAGTAGAGTGCAAGAAGTCCTTATGCGAAAATGTGATTTCAGCGATGTGGCGTTTATCTAAGTAGCCACAGAAACTTCGGGGGCAGCATCATGAATTGCATTTTCTCTATCTGCAATTTTAGTCTCTTCGAGTTTGATCTCTTTGATAGTGTCTCTAATAGCATTATCAATTTTGACCATATTGAGAGTATATTTACCATTTTGCTCATACTCCAACTGCCACCTCAACTCCAAGGACCGTTTTTGTTTGTACAGGTCTTGTACCATCTATAACCTCCTCATAGGTTATTCTGTTAGGAGTGTCTTTAAACATTCCCGTTGATTCCCAGTTTATACTCTTTTCTCCAATTTTGTCAAGGATAGATTTTTCAATAGACTCAGCATTATCTTCTGCTTCTACTTCAAAAGAAGCATAGTGATCATAAGCCCATATTTTTACTAGGAATTTTCTCATTTTCTTACCTTATTTGTAAAATGTGGCGGAACTATGTCCCGCCACATAATTAGTTTAGATTACGCACCTTCAACGCCGAAGATACCTCTAAAGTCTGATACTCCAAATGAGTATCTTTCTCTAGCTTTGTATCTAACGTTGCCAGTATCGAAGTCTCCTTCCATAGCAGTTTTTAGAGCTGCTCTTTGGAACATCTTCATACCATTAGGCACATCAGTAATAAGATACCAACTGTCAGTATCAGTTAAGAAATTGTTCACTCTATATCCTTGAGGAACCATTCCCATTGATACAACAGCGTTGATATCATTATCAGCTGTACCAGTTCTACCTTGAGATTTCATCAATCTCTCAGCAGTAAATTGGTTAGCCGAAGGAACAATCATCTTCATTGCTCTAGATGCTACTCTCAATCCACGTTCATCAGTCATGCCAGCAATGTCTACCAATGCTTGCTCTAATGAAGTTTCGTTTAAGTCTGCTTGCGTAGTTAAAGTGTTTTTAACTGCTGTTCCGCTAACCGTTGCGTGGTTAGTTGAAAACAGAGAAACTGCATCACCTGAATCGAAGTTATCCGTTGACGGAAGTCCATCGTTCAAAGGTTTTGCTGCTTTAACTTGTTTCGCATTAGACATAGAACGTGCCAAAGCTTTTGTGTATCTAGAAGCTAGTCTATCGTAGAGGTTATCTTCGATAGCTTCTTCAGTGATAGCAAATGCTAAAGCTACTGTGTCGTGAGTGTAACGAGCAGTGTAAGTTTCTTGTGCAGTATCGAATGATACTCCAGATCCTTCTGCTTTTACTTGTGCGTTAGCGAATCCAGATAACATCACTTCCTCTTCGAAAGCTCTGTCACTTGATTCAGTTACATAGATCTCAGCGTGCTGATTCTCGTAACGTTTGTATTCCAGGCCGAATAGTGCATTCAAACCTGGCTCTAGTTCTTTAACTAGCTGTGTTCTTGATATAGCCATAATTTATTCCTATTCAGTTATTAACTTCCAGAACTATCAATGTACTGGTTTAAGTTTTGGACTACAACAACGGTACAATAAGCTGCTGTCAGATCATTGTTTTCTGGGTCTTCTGCGCTTCTAATCAATCTCCATGTATCGTTAGTCGCGTGAGTTGTGCCAATGTCAAGTGTAGTGTTTGATCTTCCAGTTGTTGTGCTTCCACCTGTATTGATACTAAATGTATCAAGGTATAAAGCATGTGCACCTGCAACAGTAGTAGCTACTGCAGCATCAGTTGCAACATTGTACAATTGGAAAGGATAGTCATTTACAAACGCTTTAGTGTCTTCGCTGTTTGCTGGTGTGATTGTTGCATCATACCAACTTGCAAACGTAGGCTTCAACGTAGTTGCAGCATTGTAAAATATACCCTGTAAAACACCTACAGTCTCAGCAGTGGCAGCGTCTTCACCAGTAAGAATATAGCCAGCAGTTACGCAAACCGCCATACCATTAAACTTATCAGCAGTGTCACCAGCATCTATGAAGTATTCGGATAATCCCTGAGTAGAAGGTGTATTACCTAACGTACCCGCTGGAATAAAACCGAAACCTGCTTCATTTTTATTAGCCATAGTTGTCTCCTTGTGTCCACCGAAATGGACGGGTTAATTAAAATCGATGATAGGGAATTGGTTGTTATCCCGAGAAAATTAACTTTTCTTTGTACCACCGAAGGTTACACGAGATTGCCTGTCAACATCGATAGGCATACTCTTATGCTCTTCCCTCATTAAATCGTTTTCAACTGCTTCATCCTGACCCTTTGCTTGTGCAGCAAAATAATCAGCACGAGACTGCGCGATCTCTTCAGGTACCCTAGCGAGCAATAGGCCACCAACCCCGATAACCCCTTTGTACTTACCGTCTTGGACAATTGGATAATCAGAATCTTTATATTCGTCAGCTCTCACTAACTCATAACCAGATCTCATTCTCCCAGAGATATTTTTAGTGTCTTGAAACCCTAAACTCTCTGATCTTATCCATCTGTGCCTGAATCCATCAGGTGCAGGGGGTGCATCTAGAGAAGATGGAGGAGTCCACACTTTTGGTCTTTCAGTTTCTGACCGTGTTTGACTCGCACGTGAAGTATTTTTGTCTTCTTTTTTCATGTTACGCTCCTTCCGTGAGTTTTATTTGTTTTGCGTATTCTTCGAGTGGCACACCTAATTTTTTCGCGATAGCGACCTGAGAGGGTGTGAGTCTCACAGTTTTGCGTCCTGGTTTTACGCTTCTCTGAGCTGAAGCGACCAACTGATTGGTCTTGGACGAATGCTCTACATCACCACCTTTAGCAAATTTATGACTAAAGTCAACTCTTATTCTTTTATCAACTTCATTATAATAATCATCTGATTTAGGATCAAACCCTTCATTTACCAAATCCTTGTGGATTTCAAAGGCAGTAAATGTCATGGCTCTGTCTTTACCAAACCATGAGTTTCTACTAGCCCATTCTTCCGCTTTAGGATCGGGATCAGGGAGTGTCTGAGGTGTTTGCTGTGGTAATCTTCCACCGTCTGAAAGTTGTTGAATAGGTCTCTCCTCTTCAACAGGTTCCGACTTTTTTTGCTCCAATTTAGCATTTTCAAATGCTAATGAAGCAATTCTTTTGTTGGCTTCAACTTGAGCAGTTGCATCTCCAGCTTCAATGGCGCTTGCTAATTCTTTTTGAGCAGACTCCATTCCTGTTTTTACATTTTTCTCAAATCTAGACCAATAATCAGTATCCATTTTTTTAAATGTTTTCTGATCATTTCTTCTTTGATATTCTAAAGCTTGAGCATATTCAGTAGCAGCTTGTTCTCTACGTTCTGCTTCTCTCATTTTACGAGTAAGTTTAGCAATACGTGATTGAACGCCTTTACTATATTCTTCTAGTTTAGAATCATCTTCTTTTTTTGTTTCTGGTTCTTGTTCCTTGACTTCTGTTACTTCTGCTTCTTTCGTTTCCTGTTCCTTCGTTTCTACAACTTCTTCCGCTTTATCTTCTGGTAAGGCTACGTCTACTTCAGGACCTGAAGTATCTAAGTCTACCTTTGGATCTTCTTTCTTTATTTTATTTTCTTCTGGCATAGTTCCTTCCTATGTTAAAATTTGTGCAAGATGTCTGTTGGATCTTGTACTGTTGCTAAAACTTCATCTTCATTTAAAAGACGAACCTCTCCCCCTTCAATTTCTATACGTGATCCCGCGTAACGCGCAAAGATCACCCAATCACCGACCTTGCACCATGGACCTGATGGATATCTCTCTTTATCCTTATAACAAGCATCTCCCATCGCAATTACGTTTCCGCATTGTGATGCTACTTGTTGTTTGTCTATAGTTTCTTGTCCAAGTAAGACTCCACCTTTAGTTTTTTCATCCATTCTAAATGGTAAAACTAAAAGCCTCCAACCCGTTGGTTTAGGTAATTTTGTTTTCTCTTTGGTAACTTCTTTTTGTTCTTCTGATCTTTTTAGACCAACTAAATCTTTATTTGGTAAGTGGATTTTTTGTGTTGATGTCGACGACTGTTCCTTCATTTTGCTCCTTTTCATTAAGCAGGTTAGAGATTTCCTGTTTAGTTGCCTCTAAGGCGTTTATTTGTCCGATAATATACTTGTATGTTTCCATACTGTCAACCCCTCCAGACGTTACTGAGATTGCTAATTGCTGTATTCTTCTATCTAAACCTCTTTGAAGTTTATAGATTACACTTTCTAGATTCATACTAAATCTTTATAATATTCCTCGTAGCTTTTATTTGAAACTGGTTCACCAGCTAAATCACTTTTAATATGTGATCCAATATATTCTTCCTTTGGAGGATATACAAAATCTGTTTTCGTTTCGCTTAATTTTACTTCTGCCTGTTTTTTAATAGGCTTTCTAGAGTTTCCGTTAAAAGGTTTATATCTTGGATTTACCATTAGTCTTTTTTTATTTGTGCTTCTTCGTATCTTTTTTCGTCACTAGTTTTAGTTCTTTTATATTTTTTATCAAACGTAAAACCTTTTTTCTTCCAGTCACCTGTTTTACTTTGCCACATCGTGTGTCTTAATTTTGCTGCTCCGCCTTTTGTTTTTTGTGTTGAAATTTTTAATTTACTTAAAGATTTGTCACCAACACTTGCTTTAAAAGCTTTAATAACTTCTGTACCAGTAGTTTTTTGTGTACCACCTGTAAGCATTTTTTTACCAGCATTACCTACTGCTTTCCAAAATCCGCTCATTTTTTTCCTCCCTTAAATATTTGCGTTCCTTTTATACCATATATCGACGCAACAACAAGGATCCACAAATTTGTGAACCATGACGGCAGTTGCTGGAATTGCTCGAAAAATTCTTTTATCTTTGCAGCCGCACCCGGATCGTCCGAGAAGACCCCGTACGCGATCACCAAAATGGGCAGCGTTAGCACGACCAAAACGAACTCGTCTTTCCAGTCCGATTGACGGGCTTCTAGCAGTTTGCCCTGGTATTCGCTCTCTCCTCGGGCCATCTT